ACGAATCTTTGCTGATTGTCCGTCTGCTAACTTTAGCCAACGAACCTTTGGTCCATCTGATTTTGGTTTGTCGAGCAGGGCATTGATGTTTTTTAGTCCCTTTACTACGCTCATATTATTCTCCTTTGTTATATGTTTATTGTATATTGTTTGCTTGTGTTTGTCAAACTATCTATTTGCTCCAAAAATTTGGTCAACAAAGTTGTCTGATTTTTGTAACAATTCTATTATATCACTGTCCAGCATATCACCAATATCTTTATATTTATTATCTAATTTTATCATATATGCTTTTGATCCTATTTTTTCAATAAGTTTATTAGCCATAGTGTTTCCAGCATCATCGTTATCTGCTACTACACATATCTCACTAAAATATTTTTTTAATAACTCAATCTGAGAACTTGATACATTTGCACCAAGAGTTGCTACTGCTGGAAATCCAACCTGATCAACTCTTATAGCATCAAAAGACGACTCTAGAACATAAACTCTGCTAGAAGTCTTAATTCTATGCAGGTTAAAAAGTATTTTACTTTTTGGTAGACCTGGAGTATTTTTGAATTCTTTGCCTTCAATTGTTCGTGCAACAAAACCAATTGTCATTCCATCTGGAGATTGAACTGGTATTGTAACCATATCTTGTTTTTCAGAATAGCCAAGACTAAACTTCTCTATAGATTTTTTTGTTATTTTTCTACCTTCAAAATATCGCATTGCTCTAGGAGACTCTAGCGTTTGATTGTTTAATCTTTTTATTAATATCTCATCATATTGAATAAACTCTTTTGGTTTATATAACTTTTTATTAATAAGATCTTCAATGTTAGTTTCTTTTTCTTTACTCTTGATAAATCTGATAGATTCAAAATAAGACCTATTAGTCATCTTCATAATAAGTTCTTGAAGATCTGCCGTTTGCTGACAACTAAAACAAAAGAACAATCCACTTTGTTTAGACACTTCTCCTGCTGGCGTTTTTGTGTTATTGTGATATGGACAAAATATAATAAAGTCTGAACCAACTTCTGATTCTACGGTTATGCCTGATCCAACAAGGACTCTTTTAATCTGTTCTTCTGTATATGTATTGGTCTGTACCCGTCTACCGCGATTATCCACTGTATCTTCTTTCTTCCAACGTGCATTCCATATGCTGTAAGGCCAAACTCAAAATAATTTTTGTCACTATTATATTTTAGCGTAAAATCTGGTTCAATGTCAATTCTTGGCGCATATCCAGTTTCACGCATCTGTATGACCAAAAGACGTAAATATTCTTCCTTAAGTCTAGGTATGTGAGATTCATCCTTGATGATGCCATCAAGATAGAAGTTTTTAATCGGTTTATGATGAAGTGACACATTATATTATAACGCCTTATCTTCGTAGTCTTTATATCGATAGTAACCTTTATCAAAATCTACCTGAACTAAAAACTCACCCATAAAACCATTGCGATTCTTTCTAAAGGCGCACTCAATAATATCTGAGTTGGTTGCCCTACCCAAAGCCATAACCCAGTCAGCATCGTACGCAATCTGTCTAGACCAGGCAGTCTGACCAAGCGTAGGAACACTGCTAAGATCATTTACATCATCTGGGGTAGCAGAGGAGATAGCAATAATTGGAACCTCTTCTGAAATAGCCATAAGTTTAAGTTCACGAGACAAGTTCTTCATTCTTACTGTTTCATTATCAGATTTTTGATTTGGTGTCATAAGTTGTAAATAATCCACAATAACAAAGTCTGGTTTATATTGGTCTATCTTGCCACGTAGAACAGATGGACTAATCTCTCCACCCTGATCATTTGAGATGATATGAAATGGGTTCTTGCCTTCAAGGTGGCGCTTGTGCCATTCCTTTAATGTGTCTATCTCAATATTGCCTTGACTAATTTTACGATGTGACCAAAGTCCTTCACCCATAATTGTAAATACACGATTACGAACCTCTGTTTCAGACATCTCAAGACTAATAATTAGTGGTGTCTTGCCTTGCTTCCAAGCCTGTACCGCAAAATAAAGTGCAAGCCAAGACTTACCAATTCCTGGATATGCAAGGAATACTCCTAATTGTCCACCAGTAATCCCAGATGGTAGATAATTATCAAATCCTGGTAGGCCAGTTTTAATTCCTACATTGCCCGCTGCTTCCATTTTTTTGAGATGATCAAAATAAGCAATTGCAGAATCTAGATCAATAACATCAATATCACGAACGGCAGATGTATTCTTTTTTAACTCTGACGTTTTTGTAATTAAATTATTTAATGCTTCTACACCCTTGTCATTTTGAACATCTCCTGCTGCAGAACGCAGAATGTCTTTAAGGCTATCATTTAAATATTCATGCTGTAATTCTTCTAGATGGTGCTTAGTTGCTCCAATATCTTCAATTACCTCAAAGTCTCTAAACTTTTCAACGACAAGTGATGCTGGTGGAACAGAACTATTGTGCTCAAAATAATTTCTAATAAAATTCCAGATATCTGAGTGCGTTCTAAGAATACCATCAACGTTAGCCTGTAATAGAACGTGTATCTGCTTATCTTTTAATACAGCATTAATTACTTTTGCTTCTGAGTTATTCACTTAGCCACGCCCTTGCCTTCCTACGTCTTTCTAATCGATCTTTATCATCTTGCTCTTTATCAAGTTTAGCCTTTAAAATTTTTTCAGCATTATATGCAAAATAATTCCAAGACGGATCTTGTGCCACTTTAAAATAGTATTGAAGTAAATCGTAACATGCTGGCAATCCATAGGACTCAATTAACGCATCTGAGGCCCACTGTTCTACATTTAAATTTAAAGTAGACTTTGCCTGATATCTTTCGGTATGATACTTAGAATATCTGCTTAGCAAAGCCATTCGGTCTTTGCGGTCTGCCATTATTCTTCTATTTCTGCCTTAGCCTCATTGATCTTCTCAGTCAATTTAGCCTCTACAAAGCCATAGACACGTTCCATAGCATCGTTGGTTGTCTCACCCTGCCTCTTTGCATCTACTACTCCCAAATCAAGTCGTAGCGATTGAAAATTGCCAAGATTTAATGTATATCCTAAAGTAACAGATACCTTAGTGTCTTCGTTTTGTTCCATTAGTCCTCCAAAGGCCTAGTTAATGCTTTCATTCCAAACAGGGATAAATCTACCATCTTCAGTTCTTGTATATGTAAGTATACCATCGCCCATTCTGCGTGTCAACTCTTGTTTAGTGGGAGTATTATTATTTGTAATTAATCCATCTTTTCTTGGTTGCCCCTGATGAATTGATGCAAGAATATCTCTCATTTCTCTAACCTGACTTTCAGAATAATATGATCTAATCTGAAAACCTACTTTTCCATATTTACTACATCCTTTAGGAGATGGAATAATACCTTTTTTCATTAAACGTGGCATATATTTTCTATGTCTATTTAATAGTTGTGATGTTTCACTCACGGTATATGCTCGCTCTCTTTTCTTTTTAAACTCATGTAAAAAACAAATTTCATTTTGATCTTTATTAATGTTGTATAAAGTTATAGTACCAGTAGATCTGCTATTGTGATATATTCTTACAAGATCTCCATTAAGAAACCATATTTTTTTGCTGCCAGAAATTACAGGGGCGCTATTGTAGTCTTTGCCCTTATCTTTTCCTGAGAAAGCAGCCATGATCCCTCTTTAGAACTATCTGGTGGATGATAAAATTTTCTTTTACCACACATAATACAGTATACCTCAAGATGCTCAGATGTGCTAAATTGACGGTCTACTAGGATTTTGCCTTTACATTTTGTACATTTCAATTTGGAATTCCAATAACAAGAACATTAACATCTATCGTGGCAACACCATTAGAAGAAAACTTTGCAACAAGGTTAGCCTCTGATGTTGTAACATTTGTAAGAAACACAGAAACATTTTTACCAGCCTCTGTTCCACCCTTATTCCATGGTGTTGCAACTACAATTGGTGGATATTTAAAACTAAAGTTAACTTTAAATGGAACTTCTCCTCCAGCCGTAGTGGTAGCAGCATTAGTTACGTTTACAGTTTCGCCATATATAGAGGCTCCTGGTGTTGGAACGGCATACTCTGTTCTTGGTGTGGTAGTCCCAACAATTTTAGTATTATTAGAAGATGTTGGAGAGGACTGCCTTAAAAGTTGATTAACTGTTGTAACAATGCTAGAGATGTATGAAACATCTAGTGGCTGACCTCTTTGTGGTATTGGTAACTCAGGCATGATATTTAATTATAGCACATTCCGAATTAAAGATTTTCTTTAGTTGTTTTAACTAAAATCTGATTGGTATTTATTATTCTATCATATGTTGCTTTTTGAACAATAACATTAAAATTGTCTACTTCATTTTGATCTAACATAAATCTAACACTAAAAAATCCTTGTTCGGTCTTGCTATATGAATAGGTTGAAACTGCTGGTTCTCCAACCGCAGTATTTGTTTTTAAAAATATATCATAATTTCTCATTACTTGCAACTCTGCTCCTGGAGGAACCCACTGCAAGATTACTTCATAAATTGAAGTGCTTCCCTGTTGTTGTACAGATAAAGTATATGAATATGGAGAAGCAATTGTTGGCATCGCAACCTCTTGTATTTTTGACCAGTGGGATGCTCTGTTTCTATCTTCAGAAATAACTCTATATCTTAATCTAATTTTTCCACTTTGCCCACTAAAAGGTGGAAGATCTTTGTTTTTAATAATAGATTTTTTAATATTTTTATCTGCCATTATTCAACACCAACAGACATCCTATACTCTATATAATTATTTGTGTTTGATGCTTTTAATATTGGTTGCTCATCAGCATTTTTTACTACTGTATATGCTGTTAATCCATATAGTGGATTTTGAGTTGTTACGTTTTCAACTCTAATTGCATCAAGACCAATATAGTAACTATCGGTCAATGCATTACTTGTAACTGCACAAGCATATATTTTTAAAGATGTTACATCTGCCCAAGAAAATCCATCTTCTTGTACAACATCTGAAATATTTTTTTCAATAGTATAATATCTATTGCTTGAAAAATCAATGCTTGCGTTTCCTGCATCAACAACATTAAAAATTAATCTTGCTTTTTTAGTAGATGTATTGATAAAATCAACAATAATTTTTAC